AATAATATTTGAAAAATAATTCATTATATAATAATTAATATTAATAAGTTATATTAAGATCAATTTTAATTTACATAAATACTGAAATAAAATTGAATTTAACGATAATTATTAACTAAAATCAAAATTATTTAATAATTATGGAATCTAACAAACAAAATCAAGATAAATCAAAAGTTGAAGAAAAAGAAAAACTAAAAATAGATAAGGTAAATCGTGATTTAGATCAAATTGCTCGTTGGGTAAGAAAAAGTACTGAAGATTATGATGATTGGTTTTACGATGAAGAAGAGGAAAAACTAGAAGTATATGTTGGTGATCATACAGAACGTTATACACGACAAGAACTTGTCGAATGGGGAATATTATATGATTAATCAAATAAATAAAAAGCGAAGAGATAAATCAATAAAATTAAAATATTATCAGTCCCGAATAAATATTTAATTATACAAGTTGATCACCAAAATAATAAAAATGGATATCATAGTCATCTTCTACATCATCGACAAATGCGACAGGTTCTTCAATTACACCACCAGCAGGGAGATTATTATTTGATTCTACAAGTTCATTATAGAACCAAGTAATGATTGAGTTAATAGTATTTACTATAAAATACATTATAATATTTTTGTTATTAAATTATACTAATTTCAATTTTAATAATAACGATATTTAATATTATTTAAAATTTTTTGAATAGTTGTTAAACCATTATCTTTTAAAAATTTATGTTCAATTTTTTGTTTAATAGGGCAAAATTGACAAGATAATGCACCAAATACATAAATATTTTCAAAATCAGTTTCCATTGAAAATTTTGTATATCTAAAACACCCTTTTACAAATATAAATCCCATTTTTTTATAAAATTTTTCATTAATTCTAAATCCTGTAAATAAATAACATTTATCAAATTTTATTAAATTTTCCTTATCATCACTTTTAAAATATAATTTGTCACCAAAAGCATCGATTATTATAGAGTTATAATAGATTGTTAAATTGGAAGAATATTTATTTAATACAAAATCAAGTTTTTCTCTAATTATATCACCAATTCTTGGAAAAGTTTTATCAGTTTTTCTAATAATCCAATGAATTTTATTATTAGGTAATGATTTAATTATATAATCTGCTGCTGAATTACCTGAACCAACTACAATAATATTTTCATTAACATCATCATATTCATAACAATAATGGGAAATTTTAGGATTTATTTTTTCTCCTTGTATTCCAAGATAAACTGGATTTTCATAAATACCAGTAGCTAAAATTATATTTTTAGCATTAACAGTAATTGTTCTTGTATTTACTAAAACTTTTATATTATAAGATTTATCAGAATTTTTAGTAATTTTTGTCATTTCTACATTTTCATAGACTTTTAGATTCTTTGCTTCTTTAAATGATAAATAATAATCAATCATATCTAAAGTATCGGGTTTATAATCTAATTCATGTTTATTATATTTATAATTATCGAACCCTAATTCTTTAATAGTAGAATGAAATCTAACATTAGGGTAGTCATAAAAATTATTTAAAACTTCACCTTTATCAATACCAAATACTTCTTTATTTGGATAAGTTTTTTGTAATTTTGATAAAGCATATAAACCATTTGGTCCAGAACCAATAACTATTGCAAAACATTTTGTGGGTATATCCATTATATATATTTATAAAAATAAATAAAAATTGAATTTCTATACAAGATAGTAAATATAATCTATTAAAAATGTCAAAAATAAAGGTAGCAATATTTGCTGATTTTGATTTAACTCTTACCGAGGAATATCAGCAAATTCCACTAATTAATCATTATCTTGATAATTATAAAGAATTTTATAATAAACCAGAAATCCTAGAACATTTTCGTAAATATAATCCTAAATTTTCATTTCAAGAAGCGGGGGATTTTTTTAAAATTCTACATGTTAAAAGAGATGAAATTTTAACAAAAGATAAAACAGCACGAATTCAAAATGGTGTCACTTGGTTAGAACAATTAATTGATGATACTCAACAAGGATTTCCATTAGAAGGTTTAACTTTGTCGCAACTATATGAATTAGGAAAAAATATTAAAATGTCAAATGGATGTTTAGAATGTTTTATTGCTTTAAAAGAACAATGGCAAAAACGGGGTGTTGAAATCTATGTTTATATTGTTAGTGTTGGATTAAAAACATTAATTGAAGGTGCTATTCATGGATATATGGAAAAACATAATATTCAAGTTAATCCAATTGATGGAATATATTCAGCAGAAATAGTTGAAAATAAAGTAAAACAGAATGATAAACAATTTAATAAACTAGAAATTATTTCTATTATTGAAGATTATTCCAAAACTGAAATTGCGTATGAAATTGCTAAAGGTGGTAAATTAAATAGAGATAAAAAAATTATGGGTAGTGATTATACTATACCTCATAGTCGTTTTATTGTTTTAGGGGATGGATTTAGTGATATTCCAATGTTTCGTTTCTTTCGTAAAAAAGGAGGACAAGGTATTATGGTTTATAAAAAGGGTTGTATGAATTCTTTTCTAAAAGCTCGTTCAACTAGTTTTGATAATGTTGATTATTTACTAGAAAGAGATTATACACCTATCGGATCTAATCCATTATGGGTTTATTTAAATCAAGCCATTGATAAAGTTTCTTATAAAAAATGTAATCATTCCGAAGTTTCTATTTATAATTATAAATGGTCAAAGGAAATGTCTAAAACAGAAGAAGATGAAATCATAAATCATCTATGTCAATGCGATGAACACAAATTTGGGTTTAAACTAACATATGTCGTTCCCCGACATAATAACTATTTTTAAAATCGAAAATAACAATATATAATCAATATATATTATAGAAAAATTTTAACAATGTTTCGCATAAATAATCCAGATATATTAACCACTGTTATTGATGTATCGTCTAATGATGATTCGGACGCAGAAATTGATTTTGATGAAAAAACACAATTAGATGAAAAAGAAGATTCTAATTCATTTTATGATTCATCCGAAAATATTTTCAAATCTATTCCTCCGAACAATCATACTTTTGTTAACAAAACATATGAAGAGATTCTTGAAATAGATGATTTAATTACAATTGTTCTTGCAAATGTGAAAAATCCTCCCAGTTTTGTATTGTCAGATTTTTCGTTTATAAAATATGGATTTCATAAACGATTAATGAAATATACACCAAAAAACTGTTCATGTATTACAACAGAGATTATTATTATTGCTGATAAAGAATTATTTAAAATGTATCATATATTACTAAGAAAACCAAAAAAGTTATATCAAATTAATAATATTTTGGCTAAAAAAGATTACTTTATGTGTCCCCCAACAATTAATGATATTATCCATATAAAAAATATACTTTTTAATAAAGTTTTTGATAAACATGGAGACATTTTAATGTTTAAGACAGAAGATGGAATCAAACTAATTAACAAACGACAATTTAACTTTAATACCATTCGTGAATGTATTGATAGTGATCAATATATTATGGAAAGATTATCGACAATTCGTGGTGATTATAATAGACAAGAAACGGGAATAACAAATAATACTATATTTACAGATGGTCGTAATCATTTTTATTACATGAAATATAATAAAATTGAAAAAAAGCAAGATGAAGATGTAAATGATTTTATTGCTAGAGTTGATATGATTAAAAGTAATGAATATGTCAGAAAAAGACAAGAATATCTTGAAATTAAAACAATGCTAATTTCCCTAAAACGATTAATTACTTATCATAATTTTAATAAAGAGTCTTTAACTAAACACGGAGTTGAGATATTTATTAATTGTGTAATTGACCGTTTATTTAAATCTCATAGACATTATTCTTTTGCTCTACGAGATTTAAAAGATTTTATGTTACTAGGAAAGATTAGTAGTTCAGCAATTTGGTGTGCTATTTATGCATATTATGTTGAAGAATGTAATTCTAGCGTAAAGGTTTCAAACCATACATTTAGAAACTATACTGATCACACAGCACATTATCTTTTTACAGAGGATGATATTCCTTTACTTAATTATATTCGTAATATTGATTATGTAAATAATGAAAACGTCTATGGATCTTCTCATGTATCTAATGAAGATATTTTCATTCCTATTAACCGAAGCCGTTGTGATTTATTACAAACTTTACCTAAAAAATACAATGGTTCAAGAAAAAACCGCCGTATTAATGAAATGGATTGTTTCAGAAATCGTTTTGATATCTTTTCAAGAGGTATGTTCAAGAATTTTAATTGGATGGGTGGTGCAGTAATGATTTCTGGTTCTTGTATTACTGCTTGTCTAGCACATTTTGAAGAATGTGGTAATACAAAAGAACAATTTAAACAATTTTTGAAAAAAAATTATGAAAATTCTGATATTGATATCTGTACTTCAGATAACTATTTACAGAAACTACAAAAAAATATTTTTGAATTATTTTATGAAAAAGAACCAGAAAGTGTTGTATCATTTTATGCTTCAGTTGAAGAAGAAAAACAAATTGATATGGATGATTTTAATTGTGAAGAAAATCTTGTTGTTTGTAGCCACTGTGGCAGTAAGCAAATAGATCTCACGAAAAACGAAATTCATACAATCACTTGCCATAAAGCTAAATCTTTTATCAAAAATAGTTCTCGTAGAGGTTCTAAAATTTATAAACTCTCAATTGATCCACCGAAAGGTGATGAACACTTTAGATCAATAGACGTATATTCAAACACACTTGGTAAAATTGCATTATATCATATGCCTTGTGTCAGAGCAGCATATACTGGAGAACATCTTTATATGTATCCTAGTTTTGTGTGTGCGGCATTATCTGGATATTGTGCGGATTATAAATGGTTTAAAGGAAAAAAGAATCCATTAAAAATAATTTTGGATAAATGGATGAAAGGTTTCAATATCATTTTGAATAGACAAGAGCAAATTCAACTATTATCATATTTTATTTATAATTTTCCAAATGAGGCAAAAAATAATACACCCTGTTTGGAAAATTATCGTACTAGATGGGAACAAACTTTCAACTATGATAATTCAATTAGAGAGATATCACGGAACATTAATATTCAATTACATAGTATAGACTTAACATTTACAGATGAAGAAGTAACAAAAATGATAATTCAGTTATATATATAATCATATTAACTTTTTATGTTAATTTTAATAATTATATTTTCCAGTCCTTATTCTAATTGATTAAATAAATATTCTTCTTTAATACCACTATTATCTTTTGTTTTAGGAAATTCGAAATCATATAATTTTTCAGTTCTCATTAAAACATTAACCCAATCTATATTTTTAAAAAATACATGTTTTTTAATTTTATTAATAGGATATCTATCTGGAGGAAATTTAAAAATATTTACTAATAAATCTTTTATAGTTGTTTGTAAACTATTTGGAACAAGTTTTCCAATTTTACATTTTTTTATAGTATTTAATATATCCTGTTTACCCATTCTATCAAATAATGGAATATTTACAGATAATTCTAGAATCAATATACCTAAAGCCCATATATCAGAACATTTACCATAATATTTTCTCAACATTTCTGGAGATAAATATTCTATTGTACCCTCAATTTTATCAGTTCTATATAAAGTTCCATATTCATTTTTTATATTCGTATTTAATTTACGAGCAAAACCGAAATCTACAATTTTAACATAACCATATCTATTTATTAAAATATTTTCAGGTTTAATATCTAAATGTACGAAATCATTATTATGCATAAATTCTAATGCTAATACGATTTGAGAAGCAATAGATCTAGTTAATTGATAATTATTTCTACTCAATAAATATGGTTTTTCTTTTTTGATATCTTTTAAAAAATAAAATAGTTCCATACCATCAATGTATTCTGTTACAATGAAAAAATGGTTAACAGTTTCAAAAAATCCTTCAACACTAACAATAAATGGATGTTTTAATCTTTGCATTACTTTAACTTCTCTTTCTACATTTTCACCATATTTATCTTTGGAAATTTTTTTTAAGGCATAAAGAACACCATTTTCATTATATTTTGCCAAATATACAATAGAAAACGTACCAGTTCCAAGAATTTTAATCAAAGTAAAATCATTTATTTTTGTACTGTCTGGTAACATATTATTCTTCTATAAATATAAGACATTTTTAAAATTTGATAAAATTACTAAATTAAAATTGATAACAATTATATTATTTCAAATATATTTTGTGTATTAATGAAGAAATGTAAGACACACTACAATCCTGTAAAATATTGGATTGGTAATTGGAAAATAGACAATGCTGATTCTTATTGGAATAATTCCAATATTTTCTTAATTAGAAATAGATATAATACTTTAAAACAAAAACACAATGAAGATGCACAAATTTGGAAAATTAAAGTAAATCTAATAGATAATAGAAAATGTATATTTACAATCTTAAAGAAAAATGGGAGAATGAAAATTTATAAAGGTGAAATGAATAAAAAAAATAATACAATATCGTGGAAAGATTACAATACAGATAAAGTTGTAGATAAATGGATTAAGTATAATTCAACTACAAAAATCTGAAATCAATAGATAAAATTGATTTTATTTAATTCAAGATAAAATCTAATATATGTTGTAATAGCATGCTAAATCGGAAAGATGTAGAATATAATTTAAAAGATTTTAAAAAGATCATTTTTAAAAAATATCCAAAGAATAAAATTAATAAAGAACTTTTAATTGATGAAAACTTAATGAGATTTTTAATAGCTAAAAATTTCAAACTTGATGAAGCATTCACCATATTTGAATATGTTAATAAGTGGAGAAATGTAGAATTATTTAAAAAAATAGGAAATATTCAAGTTGATTCTATATTAAAAATAAAAGAACAATTTCCATCATATTGGTTATCGACAGACAAATTAGGTAATCCTGTATATGTTGAATGTCCTGGAATTTGTTCAATGAATAATTTACTACAAATTATAACAATGGATGAATTAATTTCGATGTATATTAAAAATTGTGAATATATGTTTACATATCTTTATCCAAAATTATCAATCCAAAAAAAATTGATACAAACATTAACGATTATTGATCTTAAAGGTGTTAGTATAGGAAATATTAATAATATATTTTACACATATCTTAAAAATATCATTTGTATTGGAAACAATTATTATCCAGAAACAATATACAAAATGTTTATTATTAATGTTCTAATAACCATAATATTAATAGATAATATATTAAT